TCCTCTATCCTTTCTCGTCCTGTAAAAACAATCAATCAAGTTTTTTGTGTCACCACACTTCTTACATGTTCTATCTTGTAAAAGAAGATGTCCTAACTTAATTTGTCCATCTAAATCCATTATCTATATTCCCACATATGCCCCATATCACCATACTCATCAGTAAACCATCTATCACCTTCTTTATCAACAAAACTAGTATCATCCAATCCATCATTCATAAATCCAAAAGGTGCCATATCTTGTTCTATCTGATCTTTTTGATCTTCATAAAGTCTCTTTCGCACATCTTGATCTGTGAGTTCCTTAAAGTAGTCCATCTGGACTAACCAAGCATAGATAACCAGACACATAGCAAGGTCATCATTGCAACCTTCCTCCGCTTCAAATGAGTTTTTCTTTGATATAAATGTGGTTAACTCAGAGATTATTTCATAATCACAGAATATGAGTTTATTTTCTTCAATAAGAGTTTTGAGGTTAAGTGCTCCAACTTTTTTAACAGTCTTGGACATCTTAACGCCAAGTTGTGTTTTCTTACCGGAAAATCCCTGACCAACAATTTGACCAGCTCTACCTCTCATAGAACACATTAATAGATTCTGATATTCCAAGTCATACTGTATAATGCTTGCTACTTGGTCCCCAATATCATTCACTTCACATAGAATGAAAGCACTATTATAGTTCTTTGCTACTTCATAGATAATATTTGGAAACAACATTGGTTTGATTTCATTGTTTCTATATTTGGCAACTAATCTGTGAGGGAACTGTGTGATATCTACAACTATGAATGCTGAATAATCTTCACCAACTCCTCTTGCTACATCAACCGTCATTACATAATCATGTCCCTTTTCAACTGGAGCATATACGTCAAGTCCAGCGTTTCGAGTCTGTGGGTTGTCATACACCATAGACTTTAACTTACTTGGAGCAATCAGAGTATCGACAGATCCTAAGAACTCACATTCAAACTCAACTTTGAATTGTTGTTCTGATGTATTAGAAATTGTCTGATCTTTCCATATAGAATCTCTACCAGGAACTTCGGACCAGTGAACATCTGTTGGAACATATTCGTTTTTGCTCCTTTCCGCATCATGCCACATTCGATAGAAGTGATTCATACCATGTGGAGTAGATACAATAATTACTTTTGTTTTTTTACCAGAAGTAATCGTAGGATAAACAGACGCAAAGAAAGAATCTGCCACATGATTTGGAACGAACGCAAATTCATCTAGGAATAGAATATTGAATGACATACCCCGAACAGCACTAGCAGAGGTAGATGCTGCTAAGATTTTAGAACCATTATCAAGTTCTAGAGATCCTCTATTCCACACAAGAACACCCTGCTGCATCCACTTAGGGAGATTCTCGTAAGCAGTCTGTAGTCTATTAAGTAGTTCTCTTGCTGTTGCTGCCTTGTTTGCTAGAATACCAATATTGACGCTATCATTAAAGATTGCATAATGTAAAAGATAAGATACCACAGTGGTTGATTTACCAGTCTGTCGTGGCATCTTGCAGATATTAAACCTATTATTATGAAAGTTATTAATCAGTTTCTCTTGGAAGTCATACGGGTGAAACTGTGTTAGTCCTTCATCAAGAGAAACAATCTTGATATAATTGTTGGCAAAGTAAACAGGATCCTCCTTACATTTCATAAACTCAAGGATTTGTTCCTGAGTAAACTCAATGGGAGTATTTGCTTTTTTTAGATTCGGATTGCCAAGATATACATTATCAGACATATGTTAATCAGCAATTCCACTTACGAAGAGACTTATTGATTCTTGAATCTGGATCTCTAGCGGTCTTCGCAGAAGTCAATCTCTTCTTCATTCCTTTCATTCTTGCACAGAATGACTTTCGACGATTTGCTGCTTTTGATCCTTTCTTTAATTTGGATGGTTTTGTAGTGACAGCAGTCTTAAGTTTTGATCCTGGATTTGCTGCTCTATAGGATGCAACTCCCTTAGCATTGAGTCCACCAGACTCACTTTTACCTTCCTTTCTCTGCCATGCAGGAGTTCCCTCCTCTAATTCAGTCTCCTCAGTCTGTAAGAACTGTTCTCCTGGTTTGATATCAGAAACTCTGTAAGTGCTGACTTTAGAACCTGGATATACTTTATCAAGTTGATCTTGAACTTCGGAGCGACTTGGTTTCTTCACGGATGGGAAGAACATCTTGATCATCAACATCTTGCCACGCCAGGTCAAGAAGACTTCGACAATATTACCAGTCTTTCTTGGAATCTGAACTGCTTCTTCTACTTTATCGGGGCAAAGATCAGCACCATGAACGGGGCAATCCTCACCTTTTTTAGTATGAGTACATTCTGCTTCTTCATTTGCTTTGACGCAATTCGGATATCTCTTTCCAAACATTGTCTTCATACCTTTCTTCTTATAACCTGGCCAGCACTTTTCGCCGAGCATCTTACTTCCAATACCCTCAGTTGGTTCTAATGGATCTGGAGTAATTAAATCAATTGTCTCATACTCAGTTGGTTTAAAAACAGATCTCCAGTTAGAATAATCATATCCCTCTTTTTTAGTTTTATTACCCCAGTTAGCAGCACCAACTTTACGACACTTAACTAATGCACCAGAAGCATATGCAGAAGGCCATACAGAATAACGAGACTTGACTTTGTGATAGCAAGCATCTTTCTTGCCTTCCTCAATATCAATCTCATCACCAACTTCTACATTATTCTCAGCAAACCATCCACGGTTTACTTCTAATGCACAAAGAATATCTCCATTAGATTCAACAGCAGTTTCATCATTTGGTTCTAACTGCTTAATACTTTCGATAATTCCATCTTCTCTAATAAATGCAATATCCAGAGGAATCTTCGTCTCTCTCATGTGGAATGACTGCTGTGCTACTTCATCAAAGATGAATAACATTCCACTATTTGTATCCAGACTTTCTCTGAACATAAGTCCAAGATTAAAATCTCTTATCTCTGTTGGGATTTCAATCTGTAATGGTAAGGTTGTAAATTCTTCTGTTTTCACGTTGATTGCCTTCCCTTTTCTATCTGGATTTGAATCTTGACGATTCTTACGTCTAAATGCAGCATCTTCCTCGCTTTTACTGAGGTTTCGCTTCATTTTGCTTGAACCACACTTTGGTTTTGTGGTTTGTCCTGGTTGTCTGGCACAGGGTTTTCCTGCATACTTGCCACCCAACTGAACCCAGCCAGGCTTGCCGTCACTAGAGCGACTCTTGCCAAACCAGTCACGCAAAGAATTATCACCACTTTTGTTAGCTTCACTTACGGATCCTCCGCCGTTGCCATTACCACCACCATTACCATTACCATTGCCGTTTCCATTACCATTACCGTTCTTTGATTCACCTTCATCATCAACAGAATGTCCATTCTCCTTTCGGAGCATTCCAGCACGACCAACTACCTTAAATCCTGCTGGAATTTGTTTACACTTTTTATCAGTGTAACAGTAATACTGTCCTGCTGGACAACGACCGTTCTTAGCCATCAAAACACAGTTAATATCAATTATTTATGATTTAAAATACCCCCATACCAAGTCCAAGAGTAACGCCAGGTAAGGTGTTCCAATTAGTTCCATCATAAAACTCCATTTTCTTCACAGTTGTATTGTAAATCATTGCACCTTCGTTAAATGTTGCTGCGTCTCTTGCGGTAGTTGTATATTGTGGAAGATAGAAAGCAGTGGATACTGTCGCAACACCAGTCACAGATACATGATTAAATGTGCTTGTTCCTGTTGTGCTAATACCAGCAACAGTAGCATTTATATTTGTAAGATTAGCGCCACTGATTGCAGGTAGAGTTGCAGGGAATCGTGCATCTGGAACTGTGCCTGAAGCAAGATCTGACGCATCAAGATTAGTTAAGTTTGCACCACTAATTGCTGGTAAAGTTCCTGTTAAATTAGCAGCAGGGAGATTTGTGAGAGATGCACCAGAACCACTGAAAGTTGTAGCAGTTACAGTACCACTAACATCTAATACTGATGTTGGATTTTGGGTTCCCAATCCCATTCTTCCAGTAGCAGTTATACGCATCCGTTCAGTGGGTGCTGAACCACCATCAGATGTCGTAGAAAATATCAGTTTTCCTGGATAATCATCAGTTCCATTCGCACCATCTGATGCACCTATAATACGAGCATACTCGCCTGCGTCATTATCGTTATCATTAAAAGTAAGTATTCCTAAGTTTTCATTTGTGCCTGTATCTGATGTTGTGTTTCCATTTCCTAATGACAGATAAGCAACTGATGAAGCTGATTGAGTATTTCCTCTAATTACTAATCTACTATATTGAGCATCAGTACCAGCTGGAGCGCCTGTAGTGCCAATGAGGACGCGCCCTGAGCTGTCGAGTGTCATTCGTGGAGATCCACTTGTGGCAAATTGTACTTTATTATTAGAAGGGAATCCAATCGAAGTATTTGTGTTGCCAGTGTGAACTATCTTATCGACAATAGATAAGTCACCACCAATACTAATCGCAGGAAGAGTACCGGTTATATTAGCAGCAGGAAGATTCGTTAAGTTAGCACCACTGGCAGCAGGAAGTGTGGCAGGGAATCTTGCGTCAGGAACAGTTCCTGATGCAAGATCTGACGCATCAAGATTAGTCAGATTAGCACCACTTATAGCAGGAAGTGTCCCAGTTAAATTTGCTGCTGGTAGATTTGTTAAATTAGCACCACTAGCAGCGGGTAATGTAGCAGGGAATCGTGCATCAGGAACTGTACCTGAAGCAAGATCAGATGCATCCAGATTAGTGAGATTAGCACCACTAATAGCAGGAAGTGTTCCAGTAAGATTAGCAGCAGGAAGATTGGTAAGTGATGCACCGGAACCATCAGTAAGTAGTAAAGTTCCTGTTGAGGTTGGTAAAGTTACTGTTGCTATACCAGAATAACTTGCATGAGCAGCAGATCTAAGTTGGGTATAATGAGCATTACTGGATTCACAATAAAAATCAATACGTCCTGGTGTAGAATCATCACTCTTAATGTCGATTCTATTCGTAGCAGTTGTGATACCACTTACTAATAAATTGCCCGGTGTTGTGGTTGTGGTGGTAGTTGAACCTCCAGCATTAGTGTATGCTTTAACTAGACCTGGAGATGTTGATGATGCTGATGCATCGCCATTAACAGAGATTGATGCAGGAGAAACAGCATATGCTGTTGCAGAACTTGCTGACTGCAATCCAAGAAACTTGGTATCAGTAATATTATCTAATTCTTCTCTTGTCGGGGTAAATATTTGTGTTCCAACAGTTGTAGATGTCGTTTCATACTCAGATGGAACAGAACCTACAACTAATCTTACATTACTAATATAACCCCCCATATACTCACTATTGGAAACACTATTATATCCACCAATAGTTAATGTGTTTGTAGGTTGACCATAAATGTTGTTAGAACTAGTATCTGTTCCTATTATTTTACCATCGACAATATATCTTATTGTATTACTCTTTCTTGTGATCAGCGCGTGATGCCATATTGTCATGTCAAAACCGCTTGTATAGTGATTTTGACCACCACAATAAAATTCAAATCCATTATTATATTGTTGAATACTCAAACTATTGGAACCATAGGCACCGGTATCCATGACCACTGCCCTTCTAGTTCCGGAATTACTTGCAAATTTAATAAATGCCTCTACCGCAAAATCACCTGTTCCAGGATTTAAAGAACTATCTGCGACTGTTAAGTAATCACCGGTCCCATCAAATTCAACAGAACCAGTGATGCTGTGAGGTGAGATTAGACCAGGACTTGTTGTTGCGGCAGTTGCTCCATAGTTTGAAATCGCACCTGGTGAAACTGTGTATGCTGTGACAGAACTAGATGACTGAAGAGCAAGGAACTTAGTATTTGGTAAATTTGTGAGTTCAGTAAATATTGGATCAAAATTAGATGTGTAAAGTGCTGTTCCTTTGACCACACGAACATTGGACATATTCCCTTTGAAATGTCCAGATAATCCAGGATACTTTCCTATTGTAGGATTGCTAGCAGATTTTGAATTACTATCTGTTGCTGGTGTGCCCTCACTCTTACCATCAATATACAAAGTAACTGTATTACTTGCTCTGACTACAGCAACGTGAGCCCAGCGATTTCTAATATCTGTTGTTCCAGTTACTCTAATTCCTAAACTACCATTAGTGGCGTACTCTACAATTCCTCCGGTTGTATTAATATGTCCGAACTGAATTGCACTTGTTCCATTTGCCTCTGAAGCAAAGAATCTTCTATCTTGAGTATTGAGTGAAGAATCTGTTGAATAGACCCACATCTCAATGGTAAAATCACCAGTTCCCATTGCTAAGTCTGCATGACTTCCAACAGTCAAATAATCATTAACACCATCAAATAATACAGATCCTGATATATCAAATCCTTTTACAAGACTTGGATTTGTTGTTGATGCTGCAGCAGTGCCAACAGCAGTCACAGTTTTGCCAGTTGCTTCTGCAGTTGCGGAACTTGAAGACTGTGCTAAAAGATGTGTAGTATTATAAATTTTGGTAAGTTCTGCTGTCTGGGGAGTGAAGTTTGATTTGTAAAGAGAAGTGCCATTAACAAATCTTACATTTGAAATATATCCTGGGAAATACTCACTTCCATAACCCCATCCAACAACAAATGTTGTAATAATATCTGAATTATTATCTGTTGCCTCATAAATCTTGACCCCATCAACAAAACCACGCAGAGTTGTTCCAGTTTTTGTAAATGCAATATGGTGCCATGCATTAAAGGTAGCAGTTCCAACTGTATTACCATATGCATTATCAGTAAAAAACTCATACTGACCATTTTTGATCCTAATAAAAGAATATTGAGATCCATTTACACTTTCATTGGCACCAACAATTCTATAAGTTCCACTAGAAGTACCGGTGCAATAGAAATAGCATTCTAAAGTCCAGTTAGAACTAGCTGCTAATGTTCCAGGGCCAGGAACTGTTAGATAATCACTATTACCATCAAGATAAACAGAACCAGTATATGATGTTGCTATTCCGGATGTTGTTGTGGTCGATGTTGATTTAATGTTTACTTGACCTAAAACGTCAAGTTTACCTGTTGGTAGAGTAGAACCTATTCCTACACTACCAGTCGTTGTAATTGTGCTGACACCAATAGTAGGAGAACCAGTCAGACCCTCTGCAAGTGCAGCAGTTCCAGTTGTATCTTGATTGAGAGTTGGAATTCTAGCAGCATCAAATGTTCCTGTAGTGATTTTACTAGCAGGAAGAGCACCAACTCTCGCGGCAGAAACTGTTCCTGAAGAAATATTAGAACCATTTAAGTTAGTTAAGTTAGCGCCACTAGATGCAGGAAGTGTTGCGGGGAATCTATTATCAGGAACTGTGCCAGAAGCAAGGTCTGAAGCATCAAGATTTGTGAGATTGGCACCACTAATTGCTGGTAAAGTTCCTGTTAGATTAGCCGCAGGAATATTACCAGATCCAGTAATATTATTGCCGTTGAGATCTAAATTACCACCAAGCTGTGGGGATGTATCTGTTACAAGATCTGCAGAGATGAGAACGGTAGCGATACCAGCAGAACCAGTTGTAGCAGTTACAGTGACTCCTGCAGATCCATCAAAGTCAATAGTGGAAACACTGCCTGCAGTGCCAACAACGGCACCACTTTGATTTTTAACGGTAAGACCACCGATAGCACCAGTTCCTGATGCTGTGATGCCTGTGAGTGCTGAACCATCAATAGCAGGAAGTGCTGCTGGGAATCGTGCATCTGGAATAGTTCCAGAAGCAAGATCGGTGGCATCTAAGTTCGTTAAGTTAGCACCGCTGATTGCTGGTAAGGTTCCTGTTATATTTGCAGCAGGAAGATTGGTGAGTGATGCTCCAGAACCTGAAAATAATGTAGCAGTCGCTGTTCCAGTGACATTAACTCCTGCTCTAAAAGTTGATAATCCAACCGAATCAATATTTGTTACGTCTTCATATGTTAATGATCCAGTCACAACCAAATCATTTCCAACTGTTAGATTATTTCCTACGGTTACATTATTGGGAAGACCTACAGTGACGGTATTACCAGTTGCACTTGTCTCAATTTCATTTGCTGTACCTTGAATAGTAAGAGTTTCACTATCAAGATCAATAGCGATAGTTCCACTATCAGATGTAAGATCTAAGTCTTGTGCCGTTACCTGAGAATCAACGTATGCTTTAACAGACTGTTGAGTTGGTACTTTTGTAGCAGAATTAGAAGACATATTATCTTCATCTACAACAAAACTCATACTTGCAGTAGTAGAATCTGACTCCATAACAGCACCAGCTGCTGCCACATTAGTTGCGTCAGTTACATCAGCACTTGCTTCAATACCATCTAATTTGGAATGATCAGCAGTCGTAAAGTTTTCATCAGTTTGTGATGCTACACTAAAATCAAGAGTATTATCACTATCTTGATATGTAACAGTAATACCAGATTCGGTATTACTAGAAACCATTGCCCCCACAGTATCGGAAATAGTTTCTGCTAATGTTGCACCATCAACAGTAATGGCATCTGCTTCTAAGGTTCCATCAATATCAACGTTACCGGAAATATCTAAAGATGCCCCTGTTACAGTTCCAACTGTTATATTTGGAGTACCAGTTAAACCTGCAGCAGTTCCTGTTGTATTTTGATTGAGTGTGGGAATTCTAGCAGCATCAAACGTACCAGAAGTAACTTTACTTGCTGCTAAATCTGGTATTCTGGCAGCATCAAACGTACCAGAGGTAACTTTACTTGCAGGAAGAGCACCAACTCTAGCAGCAGCGACTGTTCCCGAAGAGATATTAGAACCATTTAAGTTCGTTAAGTTTGCACCACTGATTGCCGGTAAAGTTCCTGTAAGATTACCAGCAGGAAGATTAGTGAGTGATGCACCAGAACCACTAAAGGATGTAGCAGTAATAACACCACTAAGTTTTACATCCCCACCAACATCTAACTTTGATGTTGGGATTGTTGAGTTAATACCGACATTACCGGCAGTAAAAAATGTATTATAACTATCTGTTCCTGTGCCTACCCTAAATGGATTAACGGCGATGACTGTTACTCCAGCACCAACATCTTTTGACGCATACAGAAGACCATCGTTAGTGTTTAAAGCAATCTCTCCTAATGGGACTTGTGCGGCGGTAGGAATTTTACCGGCTACAGCCGACCTCTTAAACTTAATCTTTGGATCTGCCATTTTTTATGCGTCTATGTAGTCATTCTATGACCAGTATATACTGGTGCTCTAGATATTTATTAGAACTCTTCGGCGACTAAATCCTTTGTTTTTGCCTTTCGTGATCTTGTGGGAGTAGGTGCTGGTTTATTTCTTTCTTCTTCAAGTTCTCTTGTTACTTGCGAAAGTCGTTCTTTCAAAGAACGAGAAGATTCATTACTAGAGTTAACTGCTTCACTTGCAGCACTCACCTGCTTCTGAAGTTCAGTAATCCTATTAGCATAGACTTCCGCTTGCTGTTTATACTTCATCTCTCTAGTTTCTGCAGCAACGGTCTGATTAAAGAAGTCCTGTGCTTTTTGTTGATAAATCGCAATCAAATTTTTATAATCTTGTTCATCCATAAGGGGAAGTCATTCTTCCCCTATTTATCAGAATGCTCCAGCATCAATTGTTGTGTTCTCAAGAATGATTTCTCCGCTGCTGCAACCAAATATTCTTTGAGTTCCAGTACAACCACTTACATAATACTCTGCTGATTCAAATCCAGCACCTTCATTGTTAGTAAGAACTCCAGCAGACTCAGAAACTTTCTTTGCTGCAACAATACGACCGGTGCTATCATCAAAATAAACACCAGCTTTGAATGGATTGCTTCCATCGTGCCAGTGGAATATAACACCAATATCTCTGTTTAGGTCGGATGATGGAGCAGAACCACTATCTGTACCCAGTTCAATGAGTTGGTCTTGTATTGTTGTTATTGTGGAATTAACCTGTGTGGTAGATCCATTAACAACTAAGTTACCGCCAACAGTTAGATTAGAAGCAGTTGCAACAGCACCTGTAGAATCAGTAATGGTAATTGCAGCGGTGCCGTCTCTTGCTTTGAGATTAGTTGCTTCAACAGTTGGAACATCAATCGCAGTTGTTACATTGACTGTATTTGGAAGTCCAATGGTAAATGTCTGTCCAGAAACAGAAGTCTCAACCTCATTTGCTGTACCATTAATAGTAAGAGTTTGTGATGTAGAAACTGTGCCAGTTCCAGAATCACCTGCGATAGATGTAGTTACATCAACTGCACCAACCTCAGCGTCAACATATGCCTTGATTGATTGCTGTGTAGCAAGTGCTGTAGCACTGTTGGAAGACATATTGTCCTCATCATTTACTGCAGTTACTGCAGTGCCATTCAATGTCAGTTGTGGAGTTGTAAGATTGGTTGTGATTGTAACACTATTTGGAAGACCGATCGTTACAGCAGCAGTTTCAGAACCACTACCAGAAACATCTACTTCATTTGCAGTGCCAGCAACAGTTGCAACATAGTTACCGGTTGTATCTGTACCAAGAGCAACAGAATTTGCTGTAACATTTGTTGCTGTGGAAGAGTTAGTATTGACTGCATTACCCATGTAACCATGAGAAGAGCATTGATAATGCAAAACTACAGGTGTGGTATCAGATACTTCAATCTGGGTGTAAGAACCTGAACTACCTGCTGTTCCATTTACAGTAACACCAGTTGTATAAGCAGTTGTCTTAGCTGCTTCAAGATAGAAACGGAATGGATGACCACCGTTACTAGAATCGGAGGTATCAAACTTATAAGTTCTACCTGGAGTTAAAGTCAGGAAGGGTGCTTGTACTCCATCAAGGACATAAGCAGAGCCACTACCAGTTCCTTGATACCTATGTGCTGCTGTCTTGGAAGCAACGGTAACAGTGATTGTCTTTACAGTTCCATTATGAGGTGCCTGAATAAATGAGTGACCTGCAAATCTTTCGGCGTTACTGACACCAGTTACGGTCAAGTCGTCTGCAACAGTTACATCATCACCACTTAAAGTAAGAGCAGTTGTACCACCACTTGACTTGATGGTGTTTCCTGTAACTGTAAGATCGTTGGTTACTGTGAGATTATTTCCAATCGTTACATCGTTAGGAAGACCAATGGTAAGAGTGTTTCCTGAACCAGAGGTTTCAATTTCATTAGATGTGCCTGCGATAGTCAGAGTTTCACTATCAAGATCGATTGAAAGTGCGCCACCACTATCTCCTTGGAAGTCTAAATCAGATCCAGTGATTTGAGAATTAACATATGCCTTGATAGACTGTTGAGTTGCAAGTTTTGTATTGCTGTCGCTAGCAAAATTATCTTCGTCTAGAACACCAGTAACAGAGGAACCACCAGCAGAGAATGCGAGAGTTCCAAGCGTTGTTGTTCCAGTAACACTCAATCCACCGCGAAGAGTTGCGGCATAGTTTGAGTTGATTGCATTAGAGTTAGTAACAACAGCGTTACCCATGTAACCATGAGCAGAGCACTGATAGTGAAGCACAGATGGAGTTTCATCTCCAACTACAATCTGCGTGTATGCTCCAGCATTACCTGCTGTACCGTTTGTGGTAACATTTGTAGTATACTGAGTAGTCTTATCCGCTTCCATATAGAAGAGGAATGGATGACCACTATTACTTGAATGTGATGTATCAAATTTATAAGTTCTACCTGGAGTCAAAGTAAGGATAGGAGCCTGAACTCCATCCAGTAAATATCCAGATCCACTACCAGTTCCTTGATATCTGTGAGTTGCATCTTTACTCGCAACAGTAACAGTAATGGTTGTTGTGCTTCCATAAGGAGCAGAGAGGAACTTATATCCCTTTATATAACCCTGAACATCAATCAGTGTTGATACAGTAGCAGCACTAGATACATTTACATCATCAAGATCTGCAAGTCCAACAACATTAAGAGTTGACCCATCAAAGGTAAGATTTGCACTATCTTCAAGTTCTCCACCAGAACCAGCGATAACTACACGATTATTTGTGAGATCCTCTACAACTGCTGTAGCAAATGTAGCAGTAGAATTGGCATCAATTGCACCAGAGAATGTTACTCCAGCAGCATGAGTTGTGACACCTGCAATACTTACATTATCAAGATTTGTATGTCCATCTACATCTATATTACCTGTTACTGTAGCATTACCGCTCGCAGTTAAACTTGTAAAAGCACCAGTTGAGGCAGAGTTAGCACCAATCGCAGCACCATCGATGCTACCACCATCAATATCAGCAGTATCGGCAACTAAAGCATCGATGTTTGCTGTGCCATCTAAGTGAAGATTTCTCCACTGTAAAGATGACGTTCCTAAATCTCTTGCATCATCAGTAGATGGAACTAAATCACTATCAAATCTACCAGTTGCGGTAATTGTATCAGATGTTGCATTACCAAGGTCTACATTACCTTCAACAGACGCATTACCTGAAACTGTGAGACCTGTAAGAGTTCCAACACTTGTAAGTGAAGAGTTGACAACTGCACCGCCAAGAGTTGTAGCATTCAGAACGCTTGTATTGTTAATCTTATATGCTTTACCAGAGGCAAGATTTAAGTTCTCTGATGCACCCCAGTTGTCACCGGTTGCTTCAAACTGGAAGGTCTTGTCTCCCTCACCAGAATCAACAGTAATACCGGCACCATCAGCAGCTGCATCATTAGCAGCACCAGTGGCAACCTGAATATTTTTATCATCTATATTAACTGTCGTTGAGTTAATGGTGGTTTGTGTTCCGTCAACTTGGAGATTACCAGCAACGACAAGTGTTCCTGTGTTGTCTCCGACACCAGCAGGGTCAATCGTAATAGTTGCAGGACCAGAAATTGTATTAGTGGTAAGACGAAGTGCCGATCCCTCAGCACCTAAATGAACTGCCGTAGCAGTCGCAACACCAGCGATATTAACGTCATCAAGCTCTGTATGACCATCAACATCCAAAGACCCATTTGCATCGATTGCAGCACTAAATGTGGCGGTCTCAGCAACGTTTAATACATCTAAATCAGTCTGCCCATCTACATCTAGTGTTCCGCTAAGGGTAGTATTGCCAGTAACAGATGCATTATCAGTAATCTGAACTGTTCCACCAGCAGAATCTAAGATAAGATTTCCTGCCGTTGTATCAATCTCATTAGCTGCTGTTCTACCGATCTGAACATCATCTAATCTACCACCAGATTGAAATGTGCCAATACCAGTTGCATTAACATCACTAAACGACCCAGTAGATCCTGGAACTGATACGCCTTTAATGCCGGTATACCTTGCACCACTTACATAAACACTCTTTCCAGAAAAATTTACACCGTTTGGAAGATTTGTTCCGATAAAGTGCAAAGTACCCGATTGATAGTCAAAAAACCATTCATCATTATTACCAGAACCAGCACCGAATACCTGAGTTCCACTACTAGCAGCGTTAGCAGCATCTCCAGCAGTATGAACATATACCTTTACAAGATAAGTTGATCCAATCTCTGGAGGAATCCAATCTATTAAACCAGTTTTCCAAGTTCTATTAGATGATGCCGATGCATCTGCTGTGGTTTCATCAGGCGCAGAAGTTGGATATACAGTAACTACACCAGCAGAAGATGCTGGCATTGTGCCTGGGATTAGATCTGCCTGAGATAATACATTATTTCCTCTTAGGAGTAGAGGACTTGCTATTGATTCATTAGTTGCCTTCTTGTTGGCATTAGTATCGGTCTTGGAAACTCCGTAACCAAGTTTCTTCCAAAGAAAATCAACCTTTTGTGCTTCTGAAATTGCCATTTACTTATTTACCTTAGGATACAGAAAGAGCTGTTACGGATTGACCAGAATCTAATGCAATTCGTATCAAAACAACATTACCAGTAGCATTACTAAGATTTTCTGATCCAAGAGTCATTGTATAACTTCCACTTAATGCAGTATCTGCTTGGATTCTATCACCACCAGTTGAAGCACATCCATCACTACCATTACCACCTGTGCCGCTTCCGGGAATACCGGATCCAGCGTATTGAGTATCCGCTTTTAACCATCCGTTGATACCACTAGTACTATCTATCTGAGTTCCGGGTGCCGCAATCCAGAGACCTGTAATCCCACTTGATGTAATATTTATATTAAAGTTAGCAAGTGGTGTTCTTCGGAAGGCAAACGTGAAATATTGTTTTGCCGGTGCAGAACTTCTATCTGGACCTGCAGGGAGATATCCAGAAGAGAAATCTGTTTGGTCAAACTTGATAACTCCAAGTCTGAGGATTGCTTCTTTCACACCAACAGTTCCAGAAGTTAATGACTCAGTATATGGTTGATTTGTATAGAAGTTTGTGCTTCCGCTAAATGATGGATTATCGGCAGTAGCATCCTTAAAGTCATAGATTCTTACTCCATCATCATCAAATCCATCACCCAGAGAATCAGAAACTGCAATCGCGATTTCACTAATTCCGCTTTGTGATGCGGTATGAACCTGAACATTTGTAGTAATGTCAGAACCGTAAGAACCAACACCATTCACATTACGAGCACGAGCCTTGACTCTACTAATGGTTCTTACACTTGAAGAAGTGATTGGAACCGTGAGATTGCCGATTGCATATGCAGAAGAAGTTCCAGTGTTAGCGAGTGGAATACCGCTACTTAACATGGTTGTAGATCCATCAATCTGTGCATATGTGTAATCACTATTAGTGATTGCGTTTGATGATGTTCCCTCCTGGTTGCTTCCGTCATCTACCTCAACAATATTTGACTGGTTAGTATGACACTGACCAACTAAATTTGAAATAGTTACTCCAGAGAGAGTAAGTGTTGGTGAACCAGAGTTGTAATAAGGAACACCAGAGATATATCTAAACGTTCCTGCAGTTCCCTGAGCAAGACTTCCCGCTGCAGAGATGCTTGGACTTGCAGTTAAGTTATCCTTTACAAATTTGACGGTATTTGTGGACCCTTGAGCACTATGAACCAGTTGCATACTATTCGCACCGGTTGATAGAGAAGCAACAGATTTAGAAACTCTTGCCTTAAATCCTTTGTAAAGTCCAGGATAGTAAATGCTGTTAGCAAAAGATGTTGTTGAACCAGAAGAATCTAAGAGTTGATAATCACTTTCATCGGTGATCTGAAGACTTGTATAGTTTCCAGTATCATCACCAGAAGTAAGTCCCCTGCTACCATCAGTGGACCCAGTTACATTAGCAGAGAGTGTTCCGTTATTTCCATCATAAGCAAAGGTTGTTATAGGACCAGCAGTTGCTGTTCCACTAGAGACTCTTGTGACAGAATCACCAGCGTTAAATCCACTTACCCCGTTAGCAGAAAATCCAGATGCGAGTCTTGGCGAAGTTCCTTGACTGGAAACGTTCGAAAGTGTCTTAGTTCCAAGATTGGCAGGAGCAGCAACATCGTCTTGATAAACTTTGATTGCTGTTGTTGTGGCTTTTGGAATCTCAGACGGATCAGTTGTTGTATGGTTGGTAATTGTAAGAGTAACATTATCTGTGCTAGTGCCACTACTTGTACCATCTGCCCACTGGTGAGAAAGTCTTCCAGCAGATCCACCTGCACCACCAGCAGCATTGTCTGTGGTTACAGTTTGTACAGAAGATCCATCCCCCCAGTTGATCGTGAATGTTGCTCCAACACCGGTTGCATTTTGTGTGGTATTGTCAAGGTGCAGAGTATGATAATTGCTAGGACCACCGCCATTATCAATGACATAGAGGTCATTTCCGCTCAGTGCTGATCCACCAGAGGATGCTCTGAACAGGCTGAATCCCATTACAGGAGCAGGAGTGAACACTGTGATGAAGTTACTCTTTGTTAGAGACTGAGAGTGACCTGCGCCTACACCAGAAGAGTTTCTTGCTACGACTGTTACATTATAAGTACCACCACCAGAATCAGTATAATTGTGTGTTGGTGTAGAGTCTGTGGTTGTTTCTAACGCACTTCCATCACCCCAGTTGATAATAAACTGATTTGCGTTGCCAGAAGAGGTGATAGTTAAAGTGACTGTTAGTGTTGCAGCACCTGAACTGGAATCTGCTGTAAATCCAACATCTGTTACAGCAGTATTCTTAATGATATTGAATGCTACTTCATTCAAGTCATCAATACTATTAACAATCGTTGATGCTGTTGTAAATGTATTAAGTGCTCCAGATGTGGTTAAACTCCCATCACTTGCGGATCCTAACTTAAGATCTCCACCTGTTCCATAGTAGTTGTTTGCTGTGACGATACCAACGTTGAGTATGGCATCATTCGTAGAATCAGCAGTAGGACCACCTGTTGTTCCTACACCAACGTTTCCACTAGAGTCAATAGAAACTCTAACGCTACTTCCTGTCAGGAACTCAAGCGAGTCCTCATCTTGACCAGCAGAAGATTCTGCTCTTATGAAAGTATCACCGTCTACGTCCTTTACTCCACCAAGAGATCCCCATGCGTTACCAGCACCATACCCCTCAAATTGAGATAAGGTTGTGTTATATCTGATTTGACCAAGAACACCACTCAATCTTTGAGCAGTTGTTCCTTTTGGAATCTGAATAGAACCAGTGCTACTTAATACCGTATTTCCAGCAATGGCGACATTTCTACTAACTGATAAATCTCTAGTAACAGTTAAGTCTTGACCGATTGTTACATCATCAGGTAGACTTATGGTTACCGTATTATTTGTGACTGCAGTAACAACTTCGTTTGAAGTTCCACTAAAGGTCAGATTATCTGAAAGAAGCGCAACAGCATCAGATCCTGAGTCACCTACAATGTTTAGCGTTGCGGCAGAATCAATAAAAGATAATGTCCCAGAACCATTCGTTGATAGAATCTGACCGTTAGTTCCATCAGATCCTGGAAAGGTGAATGTGACATCAGAACCAAGACTATTTGGTGCCTTGATTGTTATTGCACTAGTTCCATTATTAGTGCCTTCGACAAGTTTGACACCACTACCTACAGTAGCAGATCCAGTAGACCAAAATCTTCCTGATCCTACAAATTGATTATTATTTGTGGTAGAGTCAATACCAACATATAAATCGCTAGTATCTGTGGTAAAACCTGGTTCACCTGCCCTCAGTGCGGGTAGATTAGCAAGAATACCACGTTTAAACTGAATTACAGGTGCGGGCATCTCGTTTATTTACAATATATCGTTAGTATTATTTAGTCAAAATTCTCCGCCATCAATTCCTCTAAAATCAATCTTACTTATATCAAGTTCACTTTCAATTTGATCGACTAATGCTGAAGGAGTGTCAGTAGATGTAGATGCTGTTAAGGTTTGTCCTATTTTTCTTAATTCAAAGTTTCCTGTCGTTTGATTAAAGAAAACTACATCTTTATTTTTACTAGAATTTAATGACCCAAAATTAGTATTATCAAAATCTTGTAGTCTACGAACTGACATCAGAACTCACCACCATCAAGATTGTCTATCTGTAAATCACCTAAATTTAATTCACCCTCTAACTGAGTGACGAAATCATCTGGGATATCACCATCTGCTACAGTATCGGATAAGTATTCATCGGGAGATATCAAAACAAAACTATTTGATGCTGAGTCAAAACTCAGTAGATGCCCATCTACCGACGCATCCGGTGCGCCAGTGATATTTACATCAGATAATTCTTCCAGATTAGACACTGGTTTTACTGACTGAACTGATCTCGTTCTTGTGGTCTTTTTAGTTACTATTCTAGCCATGGAACGGATTTTATTTTTATTTATGAGGTAGTAATACCAGGAGTGACTAATGCCATTCCTTCAACTAGTCTTGATACTTTTCCTGCTGATGAAACTAATCTTACGTCATATACATATCTTCCTGGAGTCAAATCGACTGTCTTTCCACTTGTCATGGCAATTGCAACAGTTCCAGTATTACCAGTGATGGTAACCGAAAATGGTGTAGACGAAGAAGCGCCAGAATGTTTTTTCAGAATAGAAGAAGCAGTAAATCCTGCCAGGTTACTGGTAGTTCCATTAGCCTCAGTTGATTGGAAGGTTTCTTCAAAATCAAAACCTTGTGATATTACTATATTAAGTACTGGATTTGACATCTTCCGTTTCTAGTTATTTATCCGAATCATTCATTCCTTTTAACATCTTTGCTAAGTCTGCAGTAGATCCTACAAAGAGTGCATTATTAACTGTTGATGGTCCTTTATGAGAATCTTCCTCAACATCCTTTAATTTTTTCTGTAATTCCATTAATTTATCTGTGGCATCAGCAACATTTTTAATCAACTGTCCAGCAACCTCATATGCTCTAGGCATCTCACTTTCTTGAGCGATTTCAAGTATACCATTTATCGCCTCTTGACCTTTCTCTATAATACTATATAAATTTCCTCGTGTATAATCATAATCTTTTTTAATATCATCAGAAGTTTTTTTAATATCTTCTATTTTACTTTTGACAACTTCAGTATGAACAATGTCATCTTCAACATTAAATTCGTTATTTAAACTATCAAATTTATTTTTCATATCAGAAATAACTTCCACTGAATCCAAAATCATCGCCAACTTCTATCTCAGCATTATCGGCAGAATCTATCACAAACACTGATGCTCCGTTAAGGTGATCTGTGATTGTTGTCTTGTCATCTCCCCTTCTCACTGTCAGTTTATTACCGGTGATTGATTTAATAAAGATTTGCTCCTCATCAATATCAATATATGTGTTAGCAGATAAACCACTTGCATTTGCAACTTCAATAATTTTAGTTGTCTTATCAATATCAGCAGTAAGTGTAGTTGCTGCATCACCGACATAATTTTTAGTTGCTCTTGGGATTGCAGAGTATGATATCTCTCTTTGGGTATTTGTGGTATCGACTCCAGTACGATAATTGATAGTAGACTTTTTGATAATATCTTTGGATGCAGAAGAAACAGGACCAAAAAGGTAAGTCTTAGCAGTAAATCTTAGAGTATAAAGTAAAACTCTTCTGGAAGAAAAATCTCCTTCATAGTCGTCTTGCATTGTGATGTTCTCTAAAACAATCGGAACATCTCTTTTTTCTTTTATAGTTTCTACTAGTTCGATTGTGAGATTATATGCTGGTTGAAAATATGGAAGAATCTGTTCAACTATTTGAAGTGCATCATCATTAAGTTTAGTCATGACGCTCAATTCAAACTGCATATTATAAGGAACTGGCATATATGCCTTCTTTACTTCAGTTCCAGTATCTTTATCTTTTGCTAAAAAGGTTTGGGTGGTTGTTACTTTTCTGCCTGGATCATATGTCAGTCCCGTAAACTCGAACGACATTCTAGGTAGCGATAAAGAAGTAGATTTATTTAAATCTGGCGATTGTTCTAATCTCGCTAAGAATTTCTGTGTTGGTCCATATGCTAATGGAACTCTGACAACATTTACAACGCTATCACTTGTATTTGTTTGTCTAATCTCGATAGAATTGAATAGAGTACCAAACGAAATAATCGTTCTCCTCAAAATTTCGTTGTAAAAATATTCAAACATTGCTAAAACCTAAAATATCTTGAAGAAGATATTTTTATTTAGGGAATTCCAAAGGGATTACGTTCGGAGAAGTCAATTATCTTATCTGCTTCCGTTTCTATATCAAAATTATCAGCATATGGATCGTTGTCTGGTTCTTTGTCAATAACTCTTAGAATATGAGATGCACTTGATACCGATCCAACTATAGTTTCTCCCACAATAAATGTACCATCAACATTTCCTACTTCAAGAACATTGGTTGAATTTGTCCAGATACGTACTCTTGCTGTTGTTCCACTAGTAGAACCAGTGATAGTTTCATTAAATATAAACTCTCCAGTTGATCCAATATGAGGATTTCCAATAGTTATTGTTGGTGCCGCACTATACCCAGCACCTGCTTCCATAAATCGTATTTCAGTAATAGTTCCAGCAGCACTAACTATTGCTGTTGCGGCAGCTGATACAGTAGTCACTCCACTTAAGAAGTTTTCATTACTAAAAGTAATTTCTGGCGGCACAGTGTATCCCCCACCACCATCCGTAACAGTTATAATTCCAACAACACCATCTCCAATGATTGAAGTAGCAGCTGCTCCAGTTCCTGTTCTTCCACTAGTCTTTTTGAATTTGACCTTAGGTGGTTCAATATATCCACGACCTGGATTTACAACATCTAATTGTTGAACTGATTGTGCTCCTGGATTTGCATTAAGATTGCAAAAATTAATTCCACCAATCATCTTGGTCACTGACCCTATTCCAATTATTCCACCTGAAGGAACATTAGAGAGTGTGACAGATGGGATAGAAAGATATCCAGCTCCTCTATTTGATATAACAAAACTTCTAACTCCACCATTCTGAGGATTTCCAGCAATAGCAGTTGCTGTAACTCCAACTCCAATCATAGTGAGTGTCTGAGTCGGTCCAATAATTGTAGAAATATTATCATCAGTCAAACCATCAGATTCTCCACCAATTAATACATCATCTATTTCATCATTACCAGTATCAATAACCTCGTCTTCATATCGGAACAACTCACAAGTTAGTTCATAAACATAATTTTTTCTCAGTTGATAGAATGGTTTTTCGTGTTCTACAAATTTTATTTCAAATAACCTATCACCAAGTGGAAAGTAAATTAGATCACCCTCTTTTGGTCTTGTAGTTAACTTCATATTTTCTTCAAGACTCATTAATGTTGAAATATATGTTTCAAATCTTTCCTTAGAAATTATTAAACTTATTTCCTGAGTTTGTTGAATTCCAAATTTAGATAATATTGTAGTATTATCTCCGTATCCGTCAAAATTATTAACGTATGCTTCTATAGGATACGCTTGATCGAAAGAAGATTGAATTACCTCTCTTATTACACTAGATTCCGTAAGATATTTACGGGGCATATAATGTACTTCTACCCCATATATCTTTAGTTGCTCGTTAATAAGATCCTGTACAAGACTTTGTTCTCCCTGAGAACCTTGTAAGAAAAAAGGATTGAGTACCATTATCCTATCATGTCAAAAGGTGGTAGTTCATAGGTATTCGACATTACCTCTTTAATCTTATCTAATTCTTTTTCTGCGTCATCATATATTTGTCTACCATTTAACTCAACTCCACCTGGTAGTTTGACTCCTTGGAACTTAATTAAATTTTGACCCCATTGCCTTTTAATAAGTGCAGTCAGATAACGCTTTAAAAAAGCATCATTATATACTCTCGGAAAATCATTAGGGTCAACGAGTCTATAGCAATCGATTACAATATAATCATCTATATTAACACTAGCCCAGTCTATATCCAAATAAAGTCTATCTTGTCTAATATTAAATCTAATTTGTTTTTGTGTGGTCAAAGCAAAATCAATATCTTCAAGATATCTCTTTGTCATTGCATAGGTGAGTATTTCAGTTGATCCGAAGTAGTAAATATCATTCAAGAATAATTGATATTTAATACTAAACATATTATTTGCTGCGGTATTCGCACCACTAAAATGAAATATCTTTGTAACTCCCAATACTTCTGGAGGAACTTGAAGATAATTACTATTTTCTTCGAATGAAAATGTAGTAGAAACGCCGACTGTTGATGTAGCAGTTGTTGTTACAATTCCAATTGGATTTGATCCACCTCTACCTCTTCCCCTATCAATATCATCTTGAGTGATCTTATACTTCAAGAATGTATTTGTCGTTCCATCATAATCACGCTCTTGAAATAACTGAAGTGCATCATCAACTAGGTCATCAAGCTGCTCATCAGCAACATTAATCTCCAATACAGGAGCACCCAATTGCCTCTTACAGTAATCAATTAATTCCGATCTACTTGCTGGTTTTGCCATTTATTCACAAGTTTCCTAAGTGTATTTAGTCGCCGTAAGATAATCCAATAGATTGCATTGTTTCTTGTTGCTTATAATAAAGTTTGCAGAATGCCTTCGCAATATTCTGAAGTTCCCGTATATCTTTACAAGAATCTATCGTAGAGGCATACTTTGTATATTCGAAACTTTTTGAAAGATTGTTCAATTGAATTTCATTTGGATCCATTGACTAACTCCTTTAGTAAAGACTTGATGTCATTGATGTCGTTTTTCATACTAGCAACCTCATCCTCTATATTCTGTATCTTTTCATTCTTTTTGTTCTTTGATTCTCTGGTTGCCATATATTGATCATACTCCACATTATTGATATTTACAATATTGTTAGTATTAGGATCTCTTGCGAGATCCTTATGCCCTTTGACCGTGTAGATGTCCATATTATGCTAATGCCAGTACTCTCAAGTCTCTCATTCTAGGAACAAAAATTTGACTTGTCGATGTCATCACAATTTTTATTCTATATGTTCTAAATGTGGGAAGTCTATCTACTTCAAAGACATATTCTTTAAAGTGACAATCAGTATATCCAAATCCATCTCTATTGGAATGGGTAATAAGTTTATTTGATCTTCCGTCATTATCTTTTTCATCAATTACAAATCCTCTAGAATCAATATTTAAGTATCCAGGGAATGGTGTGAATACTGGTTCAGATCCAGAATCATCACTTATTGCATAGAATGCTCTAATATCGGCAGTTGCGCCTATATGAGCATCTAACATTACCTTCAGAGAACTTGCTGGATTTTCAATACCAATTTCTTTCGAAATATACTGACATGCTGTTGGATCGGTTCCAACAGTATTTACTCTTGAATCGGTAGCATAATCAGAAATCACACTATTAATTCTATTGGATGTTGTAATAATATTACATCTTTGAAGTTCAATTTGTGGAGATAGTTTTGTGTTAGTGGTATTGAGGAATATTCTCATTTGAAGAGATTTATTACCTTCAATAAAATCGAGTTTTCTATCCTCATTTACTTTGGAGAATAATGCTCTTGGAGAATCAAGATAGTTATTAGCATTAAGGGTTACATCCTCAAAACCATTGTTTACATATGGTATTTCAGTTCCACTTATACTTTGTGATGTAATTGTTCTAATTTGTCCAGAGATAGAAGTCCCTTCAACAGCAATATTATGTATGGATGGTTTAATCATCTCAAATGGTATATTCTGAGTTGCACTAACTGTTTCACCACCTGTAGATTTACTACCACTAATAAAGAGTTTGGGATATGATAGTCCAGTGGACCTATCTGCATTATTGTTTATACCTAAAGATCCATATTTTTGACTCATATCTAATCTGATATGATAAGAATCTAACGCAATCGGATCTAAGACAGAAACATCTTGTAAATCATGAGTTTTATTAACCCTAGACAAATTAACACCACCAAGTTCGTACTTATACACAGGTGTGTCAATAGGATATGATTTGATCAGGGTATTATTAATACCTCTTGTGATATTACCACCAACAGAAGAACTAGTTGTACTAGTATATTCAATAACTTCATCTCCAATCAATAATAATCCAGTGTTAGTTGTTCCTATTCCGACATTTTCAAATGTACTAAAGATCGATCCATCTGATACTTGAATTGGGTCTGTAGATGAAACACTATAAGGCGAAGTTAATTTCACCGGTTTAATATCTGGCAAGACACCAGTAATTCTTACAAAGTTATCAGCAAAGTACATTCCATGATTTTTATGGTTTACTTTTATATGTAAACCATCGCTTATACTTGTTATTCCAGTGGATGGTATGATAACATCACCACCAAAAGCACCTCCATTAAATGTTCCACTATTAAGTTCTCTTGCCACACCATTAGCATCAAAGAAACTGATAGTTCCTGCTGCACCGGTAATAAATTCTCCCTGAACATTATCGAGAAGTAATTGTGATGTATGTCCGATTGACGTTAAAGTAAATCTAGCATTTCTTCCAATACTAGCTTCACCAATCGCACTAATGGAAAGAACATCACCAACTTGATATCCATTTCCTCCATTACCAGTAATTGTCGCTGCCACTGCAACACCATTTGCTATACTTACTTCAGCAGTTGCACCAGAACCGTCACCTGTAACTGTGACAAGACTTACATCTGAGAAAGTATTAGATCCATCTCCAGGAGTATATCCAATACCTGGATTTGTTATAGATAGAGTCCCAGTAGCACTTGCTGCAACACCAACTAAATCTCCTGTGGCATTACTTCCTGCCTGAAAGAATGTATTACCAAGTTCATATCTATTATCCGCGAGAGTCGTTCCTAGACCAACACGAATTTGATTGGATATTACATTCAGAGGATTGTTTAATAAAGTAGCAATTTGCTTATTACCTCCAGATAACTCTGGACTGTAAAGATCAATAGATCCAGATTCTACAAACTCTGCCCTATACATGGTAAACTTAAGGTCTTCCCACTGACTCGCTTCCCATGTTGATGCATTTTGGGATTTGAATAGGGATCCTAGTGTTGGTTGATTGGATATAAAGGTATCCGAGAGAATATCATTTTCTCCAACTCTTGAAATGTAAACACTATATTTTGTTGAGTTTGAAATCAAACAAATTGCATATTCATTTCCACCTTCAAGATACACTGGTGCTGCAAATTCAAATGTCGTTGATACAGACCCATCAGTTGATGTAAAAACATCTTCTGGATACAAGATAACTTCAGAAAGATCAAAATATTTTGCAGTCGGAAAACCATCTTTCATGGTTCTAATTTGGAATCTTATAGGAGTATTCCCGTCATCTTTAGTTCTAAAGAATACATCACACTTAGTTACGAATACTCCTGTAGCATCCTTAACTTCAAATGATTGTGCTAATGGATCATAATATCCAGTAATTTCTTCGCTGACATCTGCTTGACCAATATTTCTAGATGAAACTATCTCTGTTCCAATAGTTCTATTAATTACTTCACTCTGGAAGAGTTTCTTAGATTCTACTCTAGCATTTCTAATTGAAAGTATTTGATCCTGTAGGGTCTCCAGAAGACCAGAAGTAGCATATGCTTCCTCTGCGACAGTAGTAGCAGCGTTCTGGTCATTATCTGGATTATTTGTCAAAGTAAATACATTTGTTCCAGTTTCAAAAGTAGGATTATCTCTATTACGAGATTCTGGAATATAGAAACTACCACCAAGTGCTGAAGAATTATCAGATATTAATCTAAGATTTACTACCTCTGCTGTAGCACCACTACTGACTCCTTTCAGAGTCATACCTGGTGTTACATATCCATAATACTCACCTTGTGGTTGATTTGAAAGTGAATATGTATCTACGTTTAGTATCGTAGAAGTTGACGAATAGTTAGCAGGTATTAAACCACCAGGCACATATGGATTATCGGAGTATATTTCGTCTGGTGCATTATAATCGCCTCTTCTATGATTAGATTGTGCTACTCTAAATCTTATAGAGCGTTCAGAATCTGCAGAAGTATATAAAGAAGTTGTACCTATAACTCTTTCACCAACTTCAAAAGTTCCTGATGCCATTCTAATTTCAAGAAGTTTGGGGATGCAGAAATTAGTTACATCTCTACCGTCAAAGAAGGCGTAAATTCTAGTACTTGGTTTTAAGTTGGTAGCATAGAACTCAATATTTCTAGAGCGAACTGTTTTAACTACTTCTGTACTAACAACTTTATCACCAACACTTACATTTTCAAATTCTTCGACAATATAGTGTTGTACACCAGTTCTGGTTTCATTTCCAGATTCTATAGTGGTCTGGAAATCTTCTTCAACGACTTGAGTTGTTGTTTGACGTATCCACTGTGCTGGAGTTGTGGATGGATCTCCATTTATCCATCCTCCACGACCAAAAGTGACTGGATCTGATTCATCATTTCTTTGAATAGATTCAATTTCATAAGTATACGTTCCAGACCAATCATTCTCCCAAGAATTCCATATCTCTCCAGAGAAACCGGTTTGTGGATCAATACCAAACTGCTGCTCTGCAGCAGCTAATGCCATTGCATAGTTACCCATCGTATCAATAGTCTTTGCAGATATTTTGGTTTGATCAATCCAAGTATCTGAAGATGGCGTGAGTATTATAGTCCCCTGCCAGAAACTAATTAAAAAAGGTGTAACACTCTCAGTTCTAGTTGCAAAACTCTGTTCAATATAAACTTCATCAGAGTGCTCTAAACTAATAATATCACTTTGTTTTCTTACGTTTATACCTTCAATAGGGGATGTTCTCTTATCTTCATTTTCGTCAACATCAACGACTGGTCCAGTTTGAAGGTCAACTGAGGTTGTAAAATGTTTTGCTCTTAAATGCTTATGAATTTGATCAATTGAATTTTTTTTCTCCAATCCAGTTTCCTGGGTCTTAAATGAGGTGAAGTTATCAACAAAGAAACCAGATTTAAATCTATTAGTTCCATTTTCATCCAATACAAGCATATTTGCCGTATTAGTTTCAAGCAAAGAAAGTTGTGTGTAATATTCAAGATTCTTGATTCTATCTTCAAGTTTCTTAATATCCTTCATCTGAAATCTCTTATATTTCAGGAATTTAATAGATGCTTGTTCTACATTATGGAGATATGGTGGATATGTTATTTCTGCAATCTCTATCGCATTATCGACGGGTTCTGGTCTTGATCTTACAGGATCATCGGATGGGACTCCAAACTTAAACTGGAATTTCCCATCTTTGTGTAAGAACAGCCTATCTATTCTAGACTGGAAATAAGAGTAATCTAAAAAGATATTTTCGTTGGACGCTAAAATATTTGGAACTGAACTTCCAACAGAATTAAAACTTCTACCCAAAAACTCTAGCGGTGATCTAGAGTTTTCTGATATAGAATGATCACTTACTCTTGGTCTTAGATCTATTAAATCTGTATTTAAAACTCCTTTTATACCCTTAACTTCTGTAGAATAATTAAAATTATTGTACGATTCTACAGTTACGATATCTCCATCATCCGTTGAATCAAAAGATGCACTCTTAAAATAAATCTTAATCTTATTAGATGGAGAATCAAAATCATCTTTTCTTCTTAGCGTTCCAAAATCAAAGAAGGTGTCTTTCTGTCCAGCATTAAATGTGTAGTTGATTGTTAGATCAAATGCTGTCGTAGTTAAATTACTAACCACTCCTTGTATCCCAGTTTCCTGAAAAATTACTGTTTCTCCCTCAACAAATCCAAAATTATTTTTTGCAAGATATCGAATAGTGGAAGTATCCACAAATTCTCCATACACAGCAACTGCTCCACTACTTTGCCCAACAAAAAGTTCTCCAAGAGTGACATCAGTAGTCGTTCCAGATACACCATTTATCTGAGCGAGTGACATTTGTGGTGCTCCAAATGAATCATTACTTAAAGTTGGATCAGAAGACTCATAAATCCCATGAATTTCAATAATATCCGGAGTATTTAATGAGATCAACTTGTCTTGAACTCTTGTTCCAAAAGCGTAATTTCCATAATCCAATCCATCATTTATAGTTGTAGACCCGATACCAGATGCTGGGTTGGTTGATTTATCTACAACTAAACTTCTTGCAGCGTTAACTAATTTTCTCTTAGATTTTACTTTAGATTTAGATACTGTTACAATCAATCTTGCACCAGTATCATCTGCTCCTAAATTTCTTATTCTTATAACTTTTCCATCAGAAGCAAATGCAATTTTATCTCCTGTTAGAGGTTCAGTTACTCCATTGGATCTTATAAGTGAATATCTAGTGCTTGTGAATGGCAGATAAACTTCTCCCTCGGGTAAAGTCGTATCAGTTATACTCACTGACGACAATTGTCCGTTACTAATACTAACAGTAAAAGTTTTTCTGATTGTAAGAGTTGCATCAGTTAGATCGACAGAAGCAATATGTTCTTTTGGGAACTTGGTGTATAGTGTATTATCAGAAGATGTGTCAAGATTAGTTGTTACAAGTTCAAAATCAGTAACTGTTGTTAAAGAACTTAAATCTAGTCTATCACATACTCCAGGAACACTAATACCTTGACTAATCGTAATGCTATCAGTTCCAACTCCAGAAACCTTTGCTAAAACTTTATCATTACTCGTGCTATTAGTTTGAGTGAATCTTACAAGATTTCCTTCTTTAAATATGCCAGGAATAGTGGGACTTGTACTTCTCACGATACTATTTCCACCACTTGTGGCAGTAATCGTCACGATACCTACATTAGATAAAGATGACTGAACTACATTTGCACTAAAAGTATTGATACCAACTCTATTATCTCCCAAAGCAGATGCACCAACGCCAAAATCACCGAACAACGATTTGGCGTCAGATATGCTATGCGAAGTAATTGCTACAGCGACTCTGCTCTCGGCAATTTTATCAAAAGAAGTCCCACTTCTAAAAATAAGTTTTTCATCTTTTAAAAATTCACCTTTTTTATCATAAACAGTTATTGCTGTGCCAACATTTATAGAGCTTCTTAAAAATGCTGTTGCGCCACTACTATCACCCTCAACATATGCTGGTATGGATAACGTTACATTTTGATTAACTACAATTTCTGTAAATGGTTGAACATCAAATAAAGACATTCCCCACTCATTTGTATTCGGCAATGAAGAATTATAGGAACCAGACTCTAACCTAAAATCAAAGACCCTAGCTAATCCCACTTCTTTCCCTGATGCAACTTGGGGATTGGATCCAACCCTGTCACTTCTAAGACTGACAATAAAAGTATTTCCAACACCAACCGTTGGAGTTCTGAAAACACTGTTCAACTTTAAAGTTGGACCAGTATTATACTCTATGAACTGATCTTCAACTGTCTTTGTGGTTCTTGGTTTAGGTACATCGATGAAAGTTGGTGCAATAGTTTCTATCTCATATCCTCGCACATACGCTTTACCTGGGGATATTCTGCACAGTGCCAGGTCATTTGATGGTGTTCCTCCACTATATGTAAATTGTCCTGCTTGAAATACTCCTTGATTTCCCCTACTATTGTTAAGTGAGTTGACAATAGAAACATTAAACGGTTTGACAATATAATGACCACTTTCATCATAAGTTCTTCTAGCAAGAACATCGGTAAGATCATCGTAGAATACACCACCATTTCCTCTAGCAGCACTACCTCTTCTAGTTTGAGATGTCTTTAAATTACCATTTTCGATTGTTGCTAATTCAATAAAGTTATCATCATTTATATCGGTAAGTGATTTTTTAAATAAACCAACCGACATCCGTAATCTGTCAGCACCTGGTGCTCCATAGTTGTTAAATCCTTGAGAATTATCATTTAACGATTCGTCTGCATTAGAATTGACAATTTCCTCATTTATAAACAGACCAACTCTATAACTTGGAGTATTGCTATACTGATCTAAGATCAATGATTCTTTATTAACGTTAATAAAATGCCCACGTATAAAGTATACACCAGAATCAATCTGAAAAACGGAACCTGTTGCAGCTGCGCCGTTAATAATGGTTGTTGCGAATGGAGTGCCGGGTTCAATGGTTGAGTTGCCAAAGAGTCCAGAGGATATAATCTGATTAGATGATAATTCCTCTCCATCAAAAAAAGTTTGAGTTGTATTATCGGCAGTTGACGATCCCACGTATGCCACATAAAGAGTTAAATTACCTCTCTCAGAGTCCGCAGAAAATAATACATTATCAACTGTTGCAGTTACTCCTGAAGTTTGTCCTGAGATTGTGGATCCTATTAATTGACTTGCATACGCTTCTACAGGAACTCCTTGGAATGTTCTAGATAACTGCACTGCATAATATAACTGCGAATATCCAGTATTTCCCGGAATGACCTTAGCACCTTCTTTGAAAAAGTGTTGACCAAACTTTTCAACTTGATTTTGTAAAATAGATTGTAATGTAGTTAATTCTCTAGCCTGAACTGGATATCCAGGCTTGAATAATACTTTTTGATACTCGTTTGCCGGATCAAAATCGTCAAAATATGGCGCTACATTTAAATTCGTTTGCTGTGGCATAATTCTTTAGAACTGCAAAATAACTTTTATGTCTTCTTTTTGATTCGACGAGCGCGTGATAGCTGGTCTGTTATCTACATAAATGATGTTACCTGAATGTTGTTTTACTTCTGGAGCAGCAACACCACTACTGAAATTCATCCCAAGGTAATACGTACGATTATTTATCGTGGTTTTGTTATCGTTAAATGCTTGATCGATTGATAACTGAAGTCCAACGGTAGGGATAATAGAAACATTTCCTCCAGTTTCTGGACTACCAGAAAATTCATTTAATTGAAATCCATAGTCTGAACTTGTTTCTCTGTTTCCATTGACATCAAAACCATGGTTATTCCTATTCTGCCATAGTTTTAATACTCCAGTATTTTGATCATAATTAATAACCCTACCTACAGAAGTTTTTCCCGTCCCAACTAATTGGGTTACCTCTGAATCAACATCAAATATTGCTTCACTGTATCCAATTCCAGTTAGTTTTAGAGCACTAACAGCACTTGCTTTATCTAATGCTAAAACTGATCCTCCTGCTGATTGTGGATTTTGTACAATACCAATTCTAGCAAATTGATTTCCCGTGATGAAATCTGGATTTTCATTATCACTTTCAATCCTTGAATACATTAAAATATTATATGCTCCCAGTTCTCGATATATATCTGCTCCATGACCTCCTTGTGGAGTAATAATTACATCAAATTCTGGTCTTGTTGTTCCTTCTGGAATACCTGCTGCAGAAAAGTTAACCGTTCCAAAGGTGTATCCAGAACCTTGTTCTGATATCAGAACAGACTCTACTCTAGAATCTCCATCAATTGTTATCGAGCATTCCGCTCCAACTCCATCTCCCTCAATAGGAACGCTACTGTAAGTAACATTGGCAGTCCCTAATCCTACACCACGATTTTTAATTGTAACGATTTTAATTGAACCGTCAACAGCATTATCTCTGACTAATGAAACATCATTATCAGTTTCCCAATTTTGTGGGACTGGCATAAATTCTGTCGAATCGAATTTAATAATATCTGCTGGTTTTATAGTATAAAGGTATTTCCAAATGTAACCGTCTCCGCTTGTTCCTGCAGATCTAGGTTCTAAATCAATAAAAGTTGGTTCATCTAAAGATGGTTTACCATTTGGAGTTTCTGGATTAGATCCATTTTGTAGACATACATAAACTCTAAAATCGCTGTTGATTACATAGAAAGTAGATGAATATAAGTTTGTTGAACCAGATACAGGAGCAGTATTTGACCTACTATAATTATGCCTATACATATCATAAGAATTTCCCGAAGACCAAACTCTTTTGGGAACCACTTGTCGCACATCAGTGGTGTTTATTCTTTTCATAGCAATCATACTATCCCAATAATCATTTTCCTGATCAAAATTATCTTTTGGTGATGGAGGATCTTGATTCCAAGTAGAAGAGTACTCAAGAGGATTTGGCAGTCCAACAAAAGAATAGTAGGAATTGTTGGCATTAGCAATTCCTGCAACAAAATTCTTTGCGTTTAATATTCTAATCTGATCAGTTATGATTGCAGCCATTTTTATAGACTTTTTCCTTTATTTATTAGGTGTAATTAGTAGATTTTTTAAATCTAACATATCTAGTTCTAACTAGTTTTGTGGAAGTTGATATACCACTATTACCATCTGATCCAATACCGGACATAGTTTGTGCCGGATATGCCAGATTTTTACTTCTTCCACTCAAAACAACTTTACCCCAGGAGAAGTTTCCGATAAATGATGCAGTTGTTATACCAATGGTTACTCCTGCCCCTGTTGGATGACTTGTAGTATTAACAGTAACTCTTGTAACTTGAGTTGAAACTCCAGCGATACTCTTGCTTACATACTGAACAGAATTTGCTACGTAAACTCCATCCAAATTATCTTTAGTTATTCCTACAATAGTAGAATTATCATTAGATAAAGATGTGATACTCGTGCTAGCAGATCCAATATTTGATCCACTAATTGTAAAGTAATCACCTGCAGATAATCCACTAAGAGTAACAGCAGTACCAACGATATTTACATCTCTAAGTTTAGAATTATATGGAATATGTAAATCAAAGATCAATTGAGTTGTTGCAGCACCTACAAATTGTGTTCCAAATCCAACTATAATACCAGAGTCGCCGGTATACGTATCAACATTATTTTCCTCAGTTGTATATGTCGGTTCGCCAATGATTACTGATGGAGGATCAGTGTATCCCATACCACCATTAGTAACAATGATTTGTGAAACTGTTCCCTCAGAATTAATTGTCGCGGAAGCAAGTGCCGTACTTGTTGCTCCCACTCCAACACCTGTTGTGCTTGCTATACTTACGCCAGGAGTTGTGGAATAACCAACACCGCCATTAGTTATAGTTACTGAACTAATTGTGCCTCCAGTGGAAACTACTGCGGTTGCAGAAGCTCCGACTGTAACATGCGTTGGAATGATAGTAACTTTCTTTTGAATACCCGCACGTATATTAAGATCAGGATGTTCAATTACGTTATCAAATAGTGGTCTTAATCTATCAACATATATTAAAGTAATTCCTATTCCTACGGGACTTATAATATTAGCAACAGGACTAATTATAGGTTCATAAATCTCTCTATCTTTTGTCACCTCGCGACCATTAATCAATTTGTCTTCAGTTTGTCTGCACCAAGTAATAGGTCTCTCTAATTCTTGATCATCAGTTAATCCTGGACCAAAATATGGATTTGTTTTAACTGCATCAATAGAAACAGTAGTATTTACGGTTCTAACATTTTGTTGTAAGGTTTGGTTTTGATTTCTCTCTTGATCAAAGTTTAAAGTTACTTCGTCACCAAGTTTAAGTGTCTCAATTACTTCTCTATCAATGACATCCAGATCATCCCCACTTCCTTTATAAAAAATAATTTTAATATCATCACCAACTCTAGGTGGTTCTGAAAATATAATTCTTGAACCACCTGGGAACCTATAAGAATCACCGGGAACTTGAAGAATATTGTTAATGAATACGATAAGAACTTGGTCAAGATCAATTTTTGATCCTTTCTTCTTATTAATTGAAACCAAGTTACCAGCTTTAATAAGTGGGAAATCTAATCTCTTCCCATCAGGGTATTCACTTATATCATCAAAATTGTCTAAAACACCAACAGACCATCCAGTAAATTCATCATAATGAACTTTATCGATGATAATTTGAAACTCGTCTCCACTGAATTGAGATGTGGTGAGTATTCCAGTTTGACCTCCAGTAGGAATAGTTAATATTTCTCCCTGTTCGTACCCATATCCAGTATTCTTTAATTTAAAACTAATAACACTTGATCCTTGCCCAACAACAATATCAGCAACAGCACCAATACCGCTACCAATTCCGGTTGATGCAGCACTATATGTTAGAGCAATTCCAGAGTAAGATAGAGGTTCATCAATAACAACAAATGGCGGATTTGTATGAGTATACCCAACTCCAGGATTAGTAATTGCTATACTTACAATATTGCCATCATTGTTAATAACAGCTGTTCCTATGGACACAAAATTACCGCTTCCTAGAGATGAAGTTCCTACACTAACATTAACGGTTTGAACTCCAACTCTATAACCAGATCCACTACTTCCTATAGAAACGGAGGAGATTGTCCCTACCCCAGATACAATCGCAGTTCCACCTGCGCCAATAAGAGGTTGATAACCAAATCCTGTAGTTGATCCCACAGAAAGGATCATACCGCCTCGTGGTAACGTAGATATTCCAACATCATTCCTTAAATCTCTAGCAGTTCCAACAAACGAAACAGTAGTTATACCGGATGATTCAATTAATTCATAATTATTTTCATTTCCGACTGTTTGGAATATATCATTTACTAAAGCGAGTATTCCCTCATTAGATATTCCGGCAATATTCGTGTTTTGAGATTTTATAGTAAAGTTATTCTTTACTCCATCAAACTGTTTTGATATGTCATCAATAACCACATTTCTGTAATATGGTTCATTTGAACTTTGGGGAACACCACTTCTTGTGAATACTCTTCCTTGGAAACTACTCTGAGCATCACCAGTCGTTGCCGCATTTCCAAAAGGAGCATCAGCAAAATTGAGTGTATTATCGACAATATTATAATTACCGAGAATTTTAGTAACTAAAGCACCTGTTGAGAATCCTGACAATGGCGTTCCTAACCAAGATCTACGCACTCTCAGTGAATTTGTAGCACCCACACCAATACCTTCGATTTTAACGATTTCATTATCAATCTTAAGTAAATCCCCGCCAGTCAGGTCATCTATAGTACTTATTTTAATTATATCGTCCGTAGTCACAACACTTTGAATTAAAGTTGTTGTAACCGCAGTGGATACTACAGGAGATTGTATAATATTATCAAGAGCAATCAATACTTTTGGATTTTGATTAGTTGCTATAAATTTATGCGAGTTGCCAACTCCAACAGATGTAAATGTTAAAACGGAAGGAACTGCCTTCAATGCGTTCTCAGCACTTCTTGCTAGCTGAATTGTCTCATCATCAACTTTAACAACAAATAGACCTTCATCTGGTATGAAACTTGTAGTTATTCCCGTTTCGGGGAAAGTAGTCAATCCAATTCCTATTTTATCTGTAGTTGATAATCCAGCAGAATTATACCTTACTCTTTCACCAGTAACAAAGAAATGATCTGGAATTGTAATCGTGTCGCCAACTAATTTTACGATAGTGGAGTCACTACCATCAAATATTTTTTCAAAAACTGGACTGAATACATGCTTTATTGGGAAAGATCTCTTTACATCTCGGTCAGTGCCGGTATATTTCGTAAATGACGTTGAGTAAGTTCCGTTATTAAAATTAATAAAATCTTTATTATCATCCTCAACTCTTAAGGCATTCATATAGACATGAACGTTAACATTGATATTTGGTTCTGGTGTAAATAAAATCTCAGTTGTAGCTGCGATACCAACTCCATCAGTAACTATTCTGCTGCCAAAAGTTCCGAGACCGCTGTGTGTCCTCACATTTGCAAATTCAGTATCAAAAGTTTGATTAATTAATACTCCTTCAACATGATCATCAACTACTATATGCTCTAAGAACTCATACCTATCATTAGTGGTATCATGAAGTTGAATCAAACAATATGATGAATCATACCTATCAACTTCTTGTGAAATGTGACTTGGATACTGACCAATAACATTTTCAGTTGGAGATCCAGATGAAGAAATTTGAGTTATTCTAGACTCAAGTCTAGCGTGCTTCATATCTACAGTTGATATACCAGAAGATGAGGTAGATAGTCCAACAACAATAGTGTTAACTACAGAAGTTGTTCCAATACCAACTTCTGGATGGAAATCTACTTTGAGATTATTTCCATCAAGATATGCATTATAAGTTCCAAATCCAGCAGCAGATACTTCTCCAATGGATGTTGTCAATTTGCCAAATTCTAGTAATGACACTTCATTACCATCATGGCAGATATTTAATTCTTGATATTCAAACTCTCTAGTATTAAATGTTGCGGTAGATCCAAAAGATACATTCTCAACATCAGGTGCTATAGTTACTAAAACTTTGAGTGAATGATAAGTATTTCCGATGCTAACAATATTTGTTGGTACAGATGGAACTGAAACACTATTACTTTGTATGATAGATTCACCAATAGATGTAGTTCCAATTCCAAGTAGATTGTCATCCAAATTGAAAGATAATGCACATACATCGTAATCATTTACTCTTGAATTTATTGGGAAGAATCTAAACTCTCCAACGGATCCTGAGATAGCAAAGTCAAAGGATCCTAAATCTTTCACAGAGTCTATTTTTCCATATTGATTAAGATAACCATTTGAAGCACTATCATGAATAAGAGATACGATTTCAAATTGCCTTTCTTTTACAAATCTTGTATCTTTTAAGTAAATAAAATACTTTTTACTTCTGAACTCGGATAAATTAAACGTATCTAATGCAACAAATTTTGTTGCTCTTGGAGTATTATTGAATAATGGACTTACATCATCTATAGAAACAACTCTATTTCCAACAGACTCACTAAAATCAGAGAGAATTTTGCTCTTAAAGACTATTTCATCAGACAACACTGAAGTGTCATCAAAATTAATATTGTTTTCTCTTCCTAAGTCAAAATCGAATACACAATTTGTGTCAATATATTCATTTATTCCATAATCAATTGTCAAATCTGTTTGCGATGTTGTCAATCCAACATTAGCTGGTTGATCTATATTTCTTGATTCTATTTGGAGGTCGCTAAATTTTTTAAATCCTATGGTATGATTTGTGCTTGAAACAATATTGTCCCATTCTCCAAATGGTATCCTTGATTTTATGGAATATGAGAAGTTCTGATAATAATCATTATCCTGGACTCTTTGCAGATTATTATTCAAGAAACCAGATATAGTTTGATTTCCCTCAAAAATTTCGGTCTTTGCACCAACTTCAAAATAAGTCTCATATGACTTTACTTCAGAACTTATTGCCAACGAGTCTGAAGACAATCCTCTAATTTTATCATCAACTTTAAAAGTATCTTTAGATAAAACCCTTAGAGTTTTTGTTGTGTTATCCCAACTTTGAACCTTTCCGGTTTTATTTCCAGATACAATTTGCTCACCTGAAATAAAATCTTTACTTACTAGATCAATATCAAATATTGGAAAATATTTTTCAGGAGTTATAATTCCAGAAGATCTAATTAAATCTGCTTTTCCTGGATCTTGACCATCACTTAAATCTTCAGTAAGATTATACGATACAGTTCCAATCCCCCCGATATTTGGAGTAACTGAAGTTAGTGTGAATAACTTATACCCATAATTTTTTGAGTTAAATCCTATAAATGATGTATTAATACCAACACTTATATTTTCAATAAACACTTTATCTCCAACTGCAAATGGGAAATCATTTAGTGATGAAAAACCAGATGATAATCTTATTGTAACTTCTTTAGTCGAAGTATCATACTCTAAATTGTTAATGCCTACTCCATTATTATTTTCAATAGGTATTATTGTTGGCGTGGAGAAATTTATTCCTCTTGTATTCTGTAGAATAGTTACGGTATTATCATCTATATGATACTCTAGATCTAAATCAGACACTATTTGATTTGTCTTTCCATCAAGAGTTAAAAGTTTTGGTGCAGAGGTATAACCCTTAGCGATTGAAGATACAGTAATCGATTCTATCTTTGCTGATGAATCTAGTTTAATTATCTGAGGAAGTATGGCACTAGGTTTAAGTGTTTTGTCAGTTGGATAATCATATCCAATATCTTTAATAGAAACATTTTGAATCTTTCCAATATTTTTACTTACGCAAACGAGTTCTGCTTTAGATCCATTTAAGGAATTTACTGAGATGATGTCTGGTAAAGAATCATAATTTTTACCAGGATTGACTATTTCGACTGCAGATATTGGTCCGTTTGTGTGAGTACAGTTTGTAGTATACGATATAGATGATGACGTAGATACATATGAATTATTTTCCGGAACCTCATTTAATGAGAATTTGAAAAAATTTGTTCCGGCAACTGAAACTCTTCTAAGTCCATTATAGACACTATTTCTAACTTCTATACTACCACTTCCGATGATTTCATCATCGACCATCACTTCAGATTTTATTTTAGGTAAATTATTACTGGTAACTGGGTCGAGTTTGTAATATAGAGTTGATGGTGTTGTTTTTCCTATTGATACCGATACTTTAGAGGTGGTAGATAATCCAGATCTGTTTTCTCTATTTACATCAAACACAGAAGAGGATAGATCCGATTCCCAAAGTTTTGTATAATTTTTATCTACATAAAAATTTAACTTGAATGCAGAATACAAAGTAGATTCTTTCTCATATGCTAAAGATACATCTGAAATGTCAAACTCCAGAGTTGAATCTCTATATGCGGAGATAATAGGATTAACCAATCCTATTTCACCAAAAGTAAGACTAGTACTAGCAATACCCACGACGCTGGGATTAGTCAGTAATGAATTATAGCGATTATTTGATAGTTTAAATTTGTTAGCATCAATTTTAACGATGTAATAAATTTTATCATTTTCTAATCCCTCACACGGATCTGCAGATGAATAAATTACTTTATTTCCAGTTTCATAACCATGATCCTGTATATTAATAGTATTGTCAGTCGTATTAACTCCAATATTGGTAAAAGTTTTAATTCCTACGATAATTCTACGATTATAATCATTGAATTTAACTTTATGTGGCAATATTGTTTGAGGATTAACATTAATGAATACGTTATGCCCTTCATGGAGTAAATTATCTTGTGTGGTAGTCACTGTGACATCTTGTCTTGATGAGTCAATAGATAAATTTTTAAAATTAGTTTTAAAACTATGATTATTTCCAGTTCCAAACCCAGTAAAGAAAACTATCTCAGCAGTGTTACCAACTCCAACAAATTCTCCTGTTGTGCCAAGACTTACTTTTTGAGTTGCTATACCGATTAAATCGTTTGTAATTTTTGCAACAAATAACTCTTGACCATCTATGAAAGTAGCCGCTATTCCAACTCGCGATTTTTCATTATATGAAATTTGATCACCACCATTTGCTGAATAAGTTAAAATGTCTCCGGTCCGAAGATTATGATTCTTTAAATAAATTGTGCTAAGCTGCACAGATACACTTTTCGTTCCTGCGGTATTAAATCCTATAGAGTTTAATCCATAATTTGAAAATGTTAAAACAGATCCTATTCCAACAGCAGTTGTTCCCAATCCAACATTTTCTGAAGGATCAAAGTATATTTCTCTGTTTCTTCTAAATTCATATGTCGTATTTAATCCAACGTTTATTGTAAACCTTCTTGGATTCTCCAATAGAAGAGATCCAATAGTATGGCTTAGACCAACTGGACCATCGATTTCCCTTAAAACTCTGAATCTAGAATTAATTACATCTACATTTAAAATCTTTACTCTTTCGGTTCCAATCCCTAGAACATCATTTGGCACAATTTTCGTATTTTTTAAACTTCCTGAGACTGAGAAAAATGTAACCAAACCAGTTACAGATGTGGACCCTACTGCAATATTATTTGTAGTTCCGGTTCCAACTAATTTAAAAGTTTCGCTTGATACTCCTATTTGATATGATCCTTCAATATTTGTTGTGGTTGTAGAAACTCCAGTTATGTTTATAAAATCTAAATTATTAAAATTATGAGGAGCACTAGTTTCCACAATATACTGATTTTTTAATCTTGAAGGTATCAGTTCAGAATTGCTAAGTTTAATTGTATTATTGGTTATTGATTCTACTGATTTCCCCTTCAGTAAGGAAACTTTAGCTGCTGCTCCATTTCCTGTTGTAAATCTATTATCAAAATTTATAATATCCCCTATTTTATATAAATCTCCCTCAGTTTTTATATTGATCTCTTGTATGTTACCTAAACTTGAAGAAGAAACAACTGCGGATTCATCAGAGGTTTTAGGAAGAGGAATATACTTATATTCTAATTTTTTATCTCTTAAATTATAAGGGAACGTATTTCTGCACCACCCATTATCCTCTACTTTATAATCTTCTTGATTGGATGATTTTTCAAAATTAAATTTTATTGGTTCGGAATTATATTTGTCACCAATTATATACGGAAACTTAGGTAATCTGTAATTTTTAAACTGTGATAAATTATCAGATTGAACTGAATTTTCATCGATAGTGGCAAAATATGCATATGTTCCATTTGGATATTCTGGGGTTACACAGAATCTTCCATTATTTTTATCTAAGAAACTATCATCCTCGTATGTATAATGAGTATAATCCTCTACAAAAAATCCTAGTGGATATAAGGTGGTTGGAGGTCCATTAAGTCTATTTTGATTGAGTTTGTATCCAGACTTCATAATGGTTACCACGCCACCACTATTTGATGAATATCCATATGGTCCATAGATTGGATTTCCATCATAAGCCCAACCTATTATAGGAGAATGATCTTGGAATAAAGTTTCTTGTGAATCAACTAATTTGAGGTCGGGTTTTCCATAAAGAACTTCTCCACCTTCATTAACAGAATAAAGCATTTCTCTCAATTTTCTGGGTGCATACATGTAGTATGCCTGCAGTCCATATTTGTCGCTTGAAGACTCCCCTAATATAATATCATCTTTCAATAAGAAATTATTTTGATATAATTTTTCAAAAATGTTTATCGTCCATCGGTTTACTGTACCAGCGAATTCAAAATCAGATTCCGTATTTAAAACAAGTATTTCAGTTTCTCCTGGAATGTAACCTTCGCCAGTTTGTATAACCTTCACTTTGGTTAGTCTTCCATCTGTCAATATTGGTGTAAGTACACATCCAACTCCTGTTCCAATAACCTGCAAATCAACACTTGATACATATCCACTACCAGGATTTAAAACAATTACTTCTTTTATCTGCCCATTAGATACAACTGGTTGGACCTGTGCATTACTACCACTCTTAACTTTGATATTTGGATTTTTAATAAAATTTATTATATCACTTGTACCATAACTAGAACCCCCATCTTGTAGATGTATCGAAGATACCTCACCTCTAAAAATAGGTTGTACTTTGACACCAAAGGTTTCGGTTCCTATTGATGAAATACCAATCAAACTATCTACGGTTACATTAATTTCAGGATAATTAAAGAAATGAACTCCAGTTCCTTGAGATGTTATATTTGCATATTGATTAGTTTTATAGAAGAAGTCTTTTTCTTGAAGATTTGCAGATACTGATAATTTAAAGTTGTTCTTATCAATAACGGTAACAAAATATTCATTGCTTGTCGTTATACCGACAATTTGATTTCCACTTCCACCAAGATATTTTATAATCTCACCCGATTTATAGTCATGATCTTCAATTGTTATATTATTAGATGAAGTGCTTATACCAGAGGACAATGCAGAGCGTTTTTTATTTTCATACCCAGTTCCTCTGTCTACTATATTAATCGCACTTAATATGGATTTTTTTTGTACACATTCTAAAGAATGTCTACCTATCCCAGAACTTGTTAATACAACAGTGTTAATACCCGCTAGAGCATCACCAATATCAGTGTGTAGTTTTACAGTATTTTCATCAACTATGGAGGCATAATAATTAAAATCGGTAGATAATCCACCAACACCTTTTTGAGACCTGGTTTTGTAAACTACTTCTTCGCCACCACGGAATTTATGAAAAGTTGAAAATCCAATAGAATTATTTGTTATTGATACCTCAATATTAGATGAAAACTCCGGTGCATAAGTTATTTGTTTTGTAGATGCTAAAGCTTTAGCATTTTTTCCATTTCCACCTGTGATTGATACAACGGGAGTATCAATCAAATCAAAACCTTGATCAATTATTCTTATTTCACTAAGATTCCCATTTATCGCCAAAAATCCGGTGGCTCCAATTCCAATGTCATCACTTATATCTAATAACGGTGGATTAATTACATCAAATCCATTTCCTGAAGAAATTACATCAATTTTTTCAACTTTTCCATGTTGAATAAAATCTTTTGACTTATAATTTAAAATTTCCACACCATTTACTAAAATTCCAGTTGCTCCCGGATTTGTTTTTGTAAATTTTCCAGAATAAAGAGGTGTGGAAATTTCTCTATAAATTCTTTGTGGTTCTAAATTATTTAAACTTGAAAAAGCAGGTTCAATAGAGTTGTCAACTACAGTCTTTGATTCATTTAATTGAATAAATTTTCCAAAAAATAAATCTGATCTTGATCTTGCTAATTTAATATTATTATTATCTACTCTGTATAGAAAATATTCACCTTCACCTCCATTTTTTGCATCAAATAGTGATGAATCTATATAAATCCTTGATCTTTTTGTGCCATCGTCAGTTTCAGTTTCAACTAATCTTTTTTCTGGAGTGTAATATACTAATTCGCCAGTATAATATCCATGATCTAGTAATTCTAAGGTATCTCCAGAAAATGTGCCACTAAATAAAACTCTATTTTTATTTGATACTATAGATTGTGATTGATATGCGGGTAAAGAGTTTGATGATACTAATAGAGAATCAGTGTATTGCTTTTTATAAACATTCTGAATATTAGCGTGAAAATTGCTTAAATATGGAAAAGTTTCCGAATTAACTTTTTTAATTGGTTTTTTTACATAATATACTAAATTAGTGTCAAGTGTTGATTCCGATTTTAAAACAACAATTATCTTTTTTGATGTAATAATATCGAGAACTTCTGCTTGAATGGTTTTTATTGAATTTTCATCAATGATTAATAAGGAATCTCCAAGTCTAATATAATGATTTTTTTCTAAAGTCAGTTCATATTTTTGTATTGATACATAATTTATCTCAGATATAAAATACTGTACAGAATTATTGTATATCCAGTTATTAAATTTAAAATTATCCTCCTCCACACCTAGTGTTTTGACAGAAATCTCATCTCCAGATTTTAAGTCAAATACATCACTTTGATTAGTAAATCCAGTTAAAATAGGTCCTAATCTAACAACTATAGAATCTGACTCCTCTTCGGATTGTGTAAATAAGAAATTTCTATCAGTTATTCCTTCACCATCAAGTAAGGGCTCAATAATATTAGTGCATCCAAGAAATTGTGTGGATGTCCTGGAAGTATATGATACAATTCCAGAAGTAGCAGTGATTCCGGTAGGATATGTGACATATAATTCACCAGAATTAGGAAATCCAATAGTAGAATCAACATATATAATTGTTGATCCGATTGATACATCGCCAATTATATGAGTTTTTGAACTAGTGTCAAATCTACCATACGTGGATCCACTAACTCTAGAGTCCCTATTGTATCCACCATCAAAAGAAACCTTAAAATGTTTACTACTTCTACCAATTTTTTCTACATTAAAAATAGGAGTATATGCTTTTGATCCTTCAAAATCTTGAAAAATTGTTCTATTTTGTAACTCTAATGGATCACCAGTTAATTCTTCAACAACAAAGTTTGATGAGACAAGATTGAATGCATTTGATGGTGTGAATAAATTCTCTCTTGGTCTAATAATGTTTACATTTTCGCCGTATAAAACATTGAATAGGATCTTATATGATTGATCTGTTCCTTTACTTGAATAAAAATCTTTTGACTGCTTGATAAAATTGCCAACATTTAAATTTGAACTTAGATTCCTTTGAGACAACCCTGGAAGTAATTGTATTTTTGTTTTAAGTAAAAATTCTTTTAAAAAAGTGCATGTTAAATTTTCGATTGATGCACCTTTTTTATGCTCAGACGCCTCAGTAGATTTAAATACAAGATCCCCTTGATTAGAGTCTGATCTATATGATGTTACTCCACTAAATCCTCTAACACAACCAGTGAAACTAGAATCAGTTTTTCCGGTATATAATATTACCTCATCGTTTATTTTTATTAATCCATAAGAATCTGGAAATCTATCCGTTCCTAAAGGTGATTCTCTGAGATCAACATTTATTACCTCATCAAATTCATCAATATCTAATCTTAAAAATACTTCATGATTGATAGTGGTTTGCTCATCAATTTTAACATATTGATCAATATTTTGAATCAAGTCTAAAGGACCACTTTTATATTCTTGAGAATTATAATATTCTTTCAGGAATTCCCCGATCAAGGGGAACTCATTCTCAACATAGGTTGGAAGTTGATTCTTAACGATACTATTAAACTTGATTCTTGTTTCTGTCATTTTTTAAATATTAATCCTTTGAATTAGTAACCGCTACTATATCCACCGCCACCAGAAGATGGTGTTGATGTTCCCGTAGATCCGGTAGATCCCGTAGATCCTGTTGTTCCAGTTGTTCCAGTTGTGGTTGTAGTGGATGTGCTAGTTGTGTTTGAAACAGCATTAGTTGATTGTTGCCCTTGTCCAACAAATGTTGCCGTTTGTGTTCCTAATGAGTCAATTACACTATCTGAGGTTGTTATAGACGGTTCACCTGCCCTTATTAAACTACCTCCACTATAAGAAGAGGAGACAATATAATTTGATGCAGATGGATCGATTCCTGAAGCTATCTGATCTGATATCATTTCAAAAGAACTGTTATTAATATCTAGTTGCAAATAAAGATCCTGTAATCCGACAATATCATTGGAGGTTGGCGTTGCTTGAATTTCAATAACTTGTTGACCATCCTTTTCAATTCCAGATAGAATATTTACTGCATTAATTACAATAATTCCATTTACATAATCTATTCTACCAACATTAGTTCTAACAATAGTTGGATTTTGAGATCCAGCATTTGGTAATGTAAACATAAATAATGATCCAGTCAAACCATCAGAGTTTGGAATATCACTCATATATACAACTCCTTGTACGGAGGATACTCTAAATCCAGTTGTTTTAATATTAAATCCAGTAAAACTAGAAATATGCATACGATTACCAAATCCAATTTGATATTCGGCAAAGGCATTAGGAACTACTCTTAAGTCCCTTCTCATTCTTACGAGTGTAATATTAGAAGTTATTGACTCATGGCTGTCATCTATAATTTTTAAAAACTTACTATACTTGAATCTAGCACCATACTTATTTAATTCAGTTGAGTTTGAATAAGTTAAAGCATTATTTTGAACTCTTGTGGACACATCCGCAGCAGATGGAGCTAAGTTTGTATTGTAGTAAATATTTGCACTTATTTCAACGAACAAATATTTTAGATCTAATAATTCAGGTACTATTCCCGATATTGCATATTTTTTTAATTTTAATTTTATATTTTCTTTTATTAGATTGGGTAAAAAATCACCAAATCTTGGTTTTATACTTATAAAAACTTTACCATACTGAGGTGGGTTTAATTCCTCTCCACCAAAAACTGAAATTGATTCTGTTTCCGGATAAATCTTTGAGGGTATTAAAGTTTCATAATCATCTGCAGTGACAGCTCTATTTTGAGATGCATATATGCGCGGAGCATATTTTTTCACAGAATCAACCGATTCTATTGATTCTCCACCTCTTGAACTATATTCTGTAGTTACTAAGGAAATTCCCTCATTGACGATAAACTCACTACCATCTTTAACATATGTCAATCTACCATTAAAGCGTAATTGAGACACTCCATTTCCTTCACTACCCCTACTTACAATATATTCGGTAGTGATAAAATTTTGATCTTCTAACTTTTTACCAAAAACACCATCTCCAAAGATTATCTCATATCTCTCATTGTCTATCTCTTGTATATAATATATTTTTGATTCTGATCCAACATCAAATAAACTATTATGCATAGAATATTTTGTCGATGCTGCAGATGATGAATTATTCTTAACTGATAGTCTTAAAAGTTCAGTATCAACTCCAGCGTTTGGTAATATAAACTTTTGACTTGCGTTTGAAGAATTGTATGTATAACTTTTTGTTAAAAAAGTTCCCTCATAAACTGGAATGCTATTAAAGGATGCAATATTTCTTATAACCGGAACTGTGATATCATCTAAAATACAGAATGTGCTGGATGATCCCCCAAAAGAACCTTTAGACGCTGCTACAGTCCCTTTACGGAGGGTTAGAGAGGCAGGGTGGGGTTGAATATTACTAGTATCTACAAAGAAAGTAATTGCGGATGTCGCTGCTTTTCTTGATCTGGGGATGTATCCAATATTTCTTGCTAATGCTACGACATTCTCTCTTAAAGTAGCACTATCAATAAAAACTTCATTTGCCACCATATTAGCATTGTATGAAGTAATGTATGTATTATATGCGAGTACATCTAATATCGATGATAAGTTAGAACCATCAAAATTATAATCCGTGAAGTTGGAATTCGCTTCCAAATATGCACGTAATGATTCTTTGACTTGATTGAAGTCTAGATTTGTAAAATTAACTAACGGCATTTTACCTTGTTGGTAGCAATACGAATTCTAATTGTTGTGGTGGAACATCAGCTCCGATAATATCATAATTTATAACAACATCAAATCCATTTCCATCAATATCTGGAGATGCTTTTAATTTTCTTAGTTTTACTCGTGGTTCTTGTCTTGAAATTGATTCTCTCAATTCAGATTCTATTTCAAGCGCAGTAATATCATCAATATT